TGCGCGGGTAGGGCATGTGGCGAATGTCATCCCAATAGATGCGTTGGGCTTCGATGCGCCCGAGGATCGTGCCCAGATCGAACCAGTGCGCGGTTTCTGGTTCCGGCACGATGGCTGCCATTTCACGTACAAGCGGGGTCATTACGTCCTCGGTTTTTTAGGTTTGCCTATTGGGTTTTGCGCGTGCCGGTGGTTGATTTGGCGACGTGGCGCGGGGCGGGCTTGTCGCCTAATCACGGGTTATGCCTCACAGTGCCAGCGTGAAGCGCCATTTTGAAACCCTTGGTTTTCTCACCACCACTGCATCCTGCGGCATGTTCCCGCGCCGTCCGTACTTCTTCCCTGTTCGCTCGTCGTAGTAGTCGCATCTCGGGCTTTTCCTTTCGTCGTCGGTGCGGCCGTCCTGCCGCCAGTTCGCCGCCTTGTAAATCGTCCCGGCGTGTCCCGCCGATGGGTCTGCGTAGCTCAGCAGATGCCGCACGTCTTTGTGGTGCCGCTTTATGTACTTCACGCTTTGCCCTATCAGCCACGTCTCGGCGTTTCGAGGTATTTCGTCCAGCAGGTACACCCTCGCAAGCTCCCAAACTTTCCCGCCGTACCGCTTGTCGGCCTCTCGCGGCGGTGCCGAGTAAACAATGCAACCTATTGGCTCCCCGTTCCGCTCTGCCACAAGGCACAGCAACACAATCGCCGGGCGCTTCGATAGGTAGTGCATCTTAATAAAGTCATCAACCTCCGTAATTGAACACTTCCGCACTGAACACGCCTTGCGCCAGTCCGAGTTAAAAACCGGCATAACAAGTCGGTCAAGCGGACGTGCCGCCGTCGTCGCTTCGCTCCTAGTCGTCACTCCGCTTACCTCCAGCGTTATGCCTCTTCGCATCCATCGCCAGATAGATGCGATCTAACAGCCGATTTCACGCGCCATTCGTATCGCCCGTCAAATTCTGTCCGTGCGGCATTGCAGGCGCGGCGCTCCGTGGAATAGTTCCCAAGGTGGCTATCAACCCATTCGCCGGTCAAAACGCTCTTGTATTGCACTTTCCACATGTCACTCTCTCCAAAGAGGCATAACAGTTCATTCCACCGGACGCTTCGCGCCGCTGAATTCAGGCGTTAGGCAGCTTTGCCAGATGCTCGCGCGTGAGTTGTGGCACTTCTCCAAAGCGCCCCTCGCGCTGATAGATGTACCCAGCCTTGATTTCATCCTCATGCCCACAGACGCGCACCCTGCAATATTTGTCTCCGTCGTAAGACAGCACTTCGACTTCGCGCACAGGTGCCTTTTTCCCGGCCTCATCTTGCAGATATGCGAAAGGGTAATCAGTCCAAGCCTTCATGCTTTTTCTCCTTTGAATGCAGCCTAACCTTTCATTCCAGCCGACCGCTTCGCGTCGGCTGAACTCGGGGCGTTAGCCGTCATGGCGGTGGATCATCATGGCAAGGTTTGCAACATCAACGAGCGACTTCTTGTCTCCGCTGGTTGCCCCCTTGGCCGCGTTCCTAAGCAGCCTGTCTCCGAGGCAATCACGCCCCATCCATTGCCATCCACCCCATCCCTGTTTCGCTTTCGAGCGCAAGCGAGATTTCATCGCCGCCGCAAACTCATCGACAGCTTGCTCAAGTTCCGAAATCTCGCTCATGTCGTTCCCCTGGTTACGCTTCGACGTAGTTCGCCGCGAAGAAGTCCTTTGCCACGTACCACTTGTCGGCTGGGTTCGCGGGGTTGCATGCGATCATCCCGCCTTCTTCCGGTGTGTCTTCCGCGCTCACCGAAACGCCGGCCAAGTCTTCTCCGGGCACGTATGGGCGCATCGGTTGCACGTTCTTCTTTCGATAATCTTTGTAGCCTTCCATTTAGCGTTCCTTCACGTTGTGCCGGTCTTCGTAGCGGGCAGCCGGCTAACCCGTCATTGCAAGGGAGCTTCGCCATAAGGCCGGCTCAGCCCCCTGAATTCAGGCGTTAGGTTGCACTTTGCGCCAGTCGCGGCAATCCAAAGTCCAGTTCGATTCCTCACCTTGCTGTTGCCATCTGGGCTGCCTGTCATTGCGCGTAGCAACTGACCAGACTGCCGTTTCTGCGCCAAGCCACAGCAATGTGAGCCTCGCCTCATTCCATCCATCGCCGTATTCCTCGCGGCCTTGAATGGTGTCGCCAGTCGTGATGCCGAGTTTCTTGCACTGCTGTACTACGTTGCTCATCTGTGTCTCCGTGGTGCAACCTAACCAGTCAATCCAGCCGACCGCCTACGGCGGCGCCAAGCAGGATCAACGTGCCGTTCTTGGGTGCGGTTTGGATGGGTTGCCAGTCGCTCATTCCACACCACCTTTCGCCCGTGCTTTGAGCATGGCGTCGGCCATGTCGTACGCATCGTCGGCAAGGTATTCGAAGCCGCAGTCAACAGCGCCATTTTGGTAGCTGGACAAAAAACCTTGCATAGCCTTTGCCGCGAAGTAGTCTCGCAAGCTCATGCCGATGAACTGATGCTCGTGCAAGCCCCCACGGATCGGGAATGCCGGCTCGTTGAGTTGGTGGTTGGTCATTCCTCACCACCTTTCAGCGCTCGATCAGCATCGCAGTCGCACCAGTTTCCTGGGTGATTGATGCCGGGAAAATCAAGCTCCTGCATCTGCTTGCCATCAGCGATGGCGCGCAGCAGGTCGGCGTGGGGGTGCGGGGTGGTCATTGTTTGGCTCCCCTTCCGCTCCTGTAAACCAGCCGATCCCCCATGCGGCTGGGCAGCGCGAAGGCATCCATGGCGCCTGTCCGACCCGCGAAATGGCGCAGCTCAGCACCGGTGTAGTGACCACGGCTGGTCGCGTTCGTAATTGGTGTTTCGCGTGGCCCCTGGGGGGCCTCTCGATTGCCGTGTTTCGCCAGCCGGCGATCCAGGCAAGACTGGCACGTTCGGCCCCGCTCACCGACGAACTCGCTGCGCGGCTTTGAGCGCGCGCACACGATGCAGATTCGGTTCGCGCTCAATGGGACGAGGTTGGGTTTCATGCGTTGCTCCATTTGATGCAGGCCGCCGCAACGCAGCGGCCATGGGTTTGGCCATCGGCCGTCACGCGGTAGTTGAGCGCGCTGCCGCACTTGGGGCAGTCGATGCGCCCGCCCACCAGCGCGGCCGGCTTGAACGTCGGCGGCTGGCAGTGCTCATTTCGCCCCGCTGCGATTGCTCGGGCCGTGGGGCCGACCATGGCGGAGAAGGAGGCGGTGGTCATTCGTCGTTCTCCCAATAGCTCATGTCTTCATCTGCGGTATCGTCAGGAGACTCCCAGTTATCGATATCAATGCCATTGAATTCACGCGGTCATGTACCTTTTGGCGCATGCTTCGACCCACTGATCGCGCGTGAGGTTGCCGGTGATAGTGATTGAGTTCATTGCTTTTCCTAGTTAAGCGGTTTCGATTTGGGGTGCCTTTTCGGCGGTTTTGAGTGCGGAGCGCGTGGGCGCATCAAGCAGCGACCAAAGCAGCGTTTTTTGATCGTTATCCAGGTTCTGCGCCTTCACGAATTCGCGCGCTGACGTGGGCTTGCCATCCTTCACCATGCCCATTGCTTCCATCGCAATGTCATTCAGCGCCTCACGTTCTTCTGGCGTGGCGTTTTCCACGGCGGGGTCGTTCTTGACTGCGCTGTGCTTGGGTGCGCGTGCCTTCAATTCGTGCGTGTGCGCGTCGGCGTCGTTGTCAGCCTCGGTCGGAATGGCAAACGTCTGAAAGGCTGCGTATTTGTAGGCAGCGCTCATTGCCTTGTTTGTGGCCTTGTCCGACATGTCCATAGCTTCGCCGAACGTGCGAACGGTGTGCTTGCTTCCATCCTCTGCGCACACCAAATCAAATTCAGCCTCGACGGTGACGTAGAAGATGGCGCCACCTTTCTGTGTCTGCCGTTCATCGCAAGTTCTCGCAAGAATGCGCGGCAGGATGCACAGCCCATGCTGGGCCAATAGCGGGGCGATGGCGTTGTAAACGTCATCAATGCCACGAAAGTTGTAGCCGCTGCCTTGCGTGTTGCGGCGGCTTTTGAGAATGCCTGTCTTTGCAAGCTCGGCTTGCACGGCATTAATTGCTTTGTAAACGCTCACGATTGGCTCTCCTTAGAACGGCAGACCTAGAAACGCAATCCCGTAGGCAATGCGGGCCGAATGACGCACGCCGTGAGCACGTCGATACAGCCGATAAACCGAGATAAATTCGATAAGCTTGCTCATTTGTGCCCCCTTGCAGACAGCAGCGCCAGCGCCATGTGGTGGTCGATGTGGGCTTGCTGCTGGGCGTCTTGCAGGTCTGCGGCGGTGTCCTGCAGGGCCTCGGTGTCCGATGGCCCGCAGGCGGTGAGCAGCAGCGCCGTTGCAGCGATGGCGATCAGCCAAAGCACGGCGCGGGTGCTGCCCAGCATGTAGAGCATGGCTCTCATCACACGCCCCACAGCAGCGCCACCGTGGCGATCAGGATCAGCGCGGCCAGCACGTAGAGCGCGCGGCTGCCGATGATGTGGGCTGGGCGCGCGCACCGCTCGATGGCGTAGGCGTCGCGGATGCGCTTGGCGCGGGCCGTGTCGCGGCTCATGCGCGCAAAGCGGGCGGGATCGTGTGTGGTGTTCATGCGGCCTTCTTGCTCATGTTGTCCAGATCGCGCACCAGCCTGGCGGCGCGAAGGGTTTGTTGCAGCTTCTTGGCTGCCTCGACGTTCTCGGGCGCCGGATTGGCATAGGCGTCCAGCTCGGCCATTTGCCGGCGGTACTGGGCGGCTTCTGCCTGGTCTTGCAGCCATTGGCGGTGCAGGGCGCTCATGCTTCGCCCCCGGTGGCCTTGGAGATGGCGGCGCGGGCTTGCTGGGTTGGGATTTGCGTAGGCGTCCAGCTCGCGCATCTCGCGCTGGTACTTGATGGCGTCGGCCTGGTCGGCCAGCCATGAGCGGTGCAGGGCGCTCATGCGGCCTCCCGGATGTGCAGCAATTCAAGGCGCTCGGCCTCACGCTGGCGCCGCTGTTCGTACAGCTCGGTGCGCCGGTTGAAAAACTGCGGATCGCGCGCCGGGCCGGCCAGGTAGCGGTCAGCATCAAGCAACTGCTCATCAGTAAATGAGCCCGGTGGCGCGAATGGCGCAAGCGCGGCGGCGAAGGCGGGGTGCAGGTTGTTCATTTCCATCTCCTTAATTGAGCGTGCTGTAACCACGGCCAGACATGCAGCGCACAACCACGGCGCGCTGATTGGCCTCGCCTGCGCCAGCTCCTTGCAGCCCACCAGCAACAGCGCCTGCAGCCGCCCAGCGGCCATTGCCACCTCCGCCCAGGATGGCGCTCAGCACGCCCATGACGATTGCGCCGCCAACCGCGCCCGCGACAGCGCCGTCACCCGCGCCTGCCGCGCGCTGGGCGTACTGCTGGCACTCGGCCAGGTCTTGCTCGTACACGCCGATGCGATGGCCGGTATCAACCATGGGCGCGTAATTCGCACCGCCTGGTGCGGTGGCGCAGCCGGCAAGCAGCGCTGCTGCGAGC